GTCATCCTGCATTTCCTCTTTTTCGGTATTGGTCTGCTGCGCCGATTTTACCGCCTCTAGTATCGAGTTCTTTTCAGGGTGATCCACGAGAGTCCGTTCAAGGGCGGTAAGCGTAAGATAAGTAGAATGCACAAACGCTTCCTGGCGATCCAGATCGTCAATGTCCTCCCGTAAGACCCCAAAGAACTGCGGCCTAACCACCCAGCCTTCCAGCCCGTTGTGCCCCCATATACCCTTGAGGATATTGCAACCATCGATCAGACCCCCGGTAACTGCACTGGAGAAAGAAGTATCCAGATTACGAGAATGAAACTCGCGATTAAGAACACGAGCGCCAGCGTGTCCCATCTCGTGAATGTCCTCGGTCTCGGCTTCATCGAACTGAATGTCAAAGCGGGCATCCGTTGAGGAAAACAGGTAGGCCGAAAGTCTCTCAATGTGAGGGTAGCAGCGGTTGTAGGTGGTGACCTGTCCGTCAGAGGCTCCGGTGTAATAATAGGAGCGGTACATCTTAATCAGGGATCTGCGATCCGAGGAAGAAACGCGGCATTCCGTGATCAATTCATCGGCCCATTCGGCGAGGTTGCGTTGCGGTAGAACAAGACTCACTTCAGGTCGCCTCTGGCCACGATGCGCGTCATCTGCTGCGTTGTCGGTATCTTACCCTCTTTCACGCCCTTGTGCAGCAGGTGCATGGGATCAACGCCCTGCGGGCCGATCTTGGCCGCGGCAATCATGTTCTGTGCCGGGACCGTACCTAGAGCGGCGGGAGCTCCCTGAGAGTCACCCCAGAAGGCCTTGACCGCCGGGTTATTCGTCTGAGCAACCATTTCTCTAGTTTCACGCTCAACCTTTTCCGTTTCCGCGCGAGTCTCAATATTTCGGATAATTCCGACATCTCCTTCACGGTTATTATCCTTGAAATTTGTGAGTCCATAGTCTTCTTCCATCACCTTCTGCGCGAAGTCCACGGCCTTCGACTTGACCCCGGTTGTATTGAAGGACTTGGGCTGCCATTGCAGCACCTTCGAGCAGGTCGGGCAATCGGGGGGTGGCTCATCCCCGGAATCGTGATGATACTCCCAAACCGTGTCACAATCTGCGCAGCAATATGTCCTGTAGATCATTTAACGGTCTTTCTCTTTATGACCAGAGACTTAGGAATAACAAGATAGCCAAGAACATCAGTATCACCAGGGCCGTCTGCAGCATGGGTGTGGGCAAGGGTGAGAAACTTGGCATCTTCCTTCAAAACCCAGCCCAGCGTATGGCACGAACCAAACTGTTTATTGAGTACCTCATCCAGATCACGCCATCCATCCCTGTCGTGTCCGGCCGGGTCCCACCATTCGACATAGACCGCCTTCACTTCACATGCTCGTGCATGACAGAGCGCATAATGGCCTCGGTATCTTCCATGCGTTTCTTGTGCCATGCGGCAGAGGATTCGTGAGCAACCCTGTAATTGTCAGCGATCAGTTTCTCCACTTGCGACAAGAAATCTGAAAACTTCATCCCCATGTTGACTCTCGCCCCCTGAAGCAAAAGTACAGTCCCTATCTCCCCTTCATGTCCTTCTTCCGACCCAGCATCATGGGCTGTCGATAACAGATCAAGATTGACAATCCTGTCGATAGGCCCGTCCTCTGTGGACTTGATGAACATGATGCTTTGCATCAGCGCATATCCCCCCATGCCTTGGCGTCTTCCACCTCGGAGCGATGTTGTTCCGCACGCACAAAGAAATCACCCACCACCCGCGCGATCATTGAGGCCTGAGGGGTGTCTTTAGCCACCCGTTCTTCCTCCACCACTCTTTCATAAGTCTGCCCGGTACCAATGAGTCCTCCGCGTACCCAATCGATCCATGCCGTAGTCGCGAGTGCTGTCGCAAAAACTCGATCGTCCTTAGCCCGTCCCTCTGCAGCAATCTCGGAACCGTCCTGTACGACTCGTTCCATCTCGTTAAGCAGAGGGATGCTCCGCACCCTGAGCATTCTAAGCGTGTAGTTGTCACGTACCTGGTTGAGGATCTTGAGCTTGTTATCGGCGTTGGTCTTCCAGTTGTAGACATAGCCGGCCCCCAGTGAATCAGGACGATGATACAGATACCATTTCACCGATGAGAACACGTCGGTCAGGTTCATGTTGGAGGCGGCACCCTGCAAATAGCCCATGTCGAGCAACTGCCTCAAGTGTCGCAGTTCCTGCATGATGGCAAATCCAGGCCCCGTTACTTCCAAGTTGATGATG